TGCTCGGCTTCAGTCTTCATTTCCTCGCCAATCTTTCTCTCCTCAAGGGAGCGCTCCATTTCTCTTGTTTCTTCTGCGCTCATATCTGAACCGGCCTGAACCATCTGAGCGCCCTTCCGGGTAAGCTCTATTGCCGCAGTGCCGGTAGGGTCCATGGCCGCCATCTTTGCTGCAGTGTCAAGGGCGCCCCGCGCTGCAGCCATCTTCGCGCCACGGGCGGTCTCAAGGCGTTCTTCTGCGCCCTCGCCGGCAGTATCTATAATATCCTGCGCCCTCTTGCTCGTCTTGGTTGCAAGCTCTGTAAGAAGCTTCGCTCCACCGATTCGATTGATGTAATCAAAAACATTTGCCGAATAGTCAGAACCGGCCCCAATTAAAGTGCCCCTAGTGTACTGCTTTTCGTAGAACGCATCCTCAAGGGCAAGCGCGTCCCGGTCTTCTTCGCTTAGTTTCAAGCCTTCTGACGATGATGGATCTGCTTTCTTTACCATGATTACCTCTATGTCGTTTTGCTCTGCGGCTGACCATACGTTCGAAGAATGTATGTATCAAACGGGCTTCCGGTTCCAATCGCCATGCTCTGCTGCATCGCGATGTCGGCTGTGGACACCCGAGGAGAAGGAATGGTCATATCATCCTTGGCCCCACGAGCAGCCGCCCCAGTTTGCTGTGCCAGCGCCCTACGCTCTACGCTTCGCTGCTTGGCTCTGAGTTTCTTTTCTCTGCGCCTTTGTCGTTGGGCTAATTTTCCAGCCTCGTCTTCTTGCTTGTCGGCCAGAGATGCACCAAGAAAGCCCAGGCCAGCGCCGATGACTCCGCCAGCAACCGCGCCCCAGGGACCAAACGCGGCACCTGTGCCGGCACCGCTCAGCGCCCCAGAACCCATCGACAATGCGTAGTCTTCAACAGCCATAAATATTCCTACCCGATCGTATCACTTGTAGTGTACATCTACGAAAAAATTCCTGCCATCAACGTAAAGATGTCGGGCAGTGCGAGCCTCAATAGTTCTCAACCTATACACGCACCTATAGGACACTTTGTTAATTCCCGGCTCAAGCTCGACCATGTGTGCAAATGATATTTGCTGACGACGGCAGTTGTAGCTTTTCTCGCCTCTATTGTATAGCCTTCGTTCGGTGTGTGTGTGAGCAATGGGCTCGTCGTCTTCAGGCCTCTGCACGTATAGCTTAAATATGGCAATGATTGCACCAGAGGCCTGCATGCGCGTATACGCGGCCATCTGGGTGGTAGAGAGGTCGTAGCCTTGGTTATCTCCAGCGCTAAGGTGTTGCGCCTGAGTCTGAAGCTTGTCATTCTGGAAATCAGTGCCACCGCTTGCGAATGCATACAGAGAGCCACAAATATAGGCACTAACCGTTTCGTCCCCCTTTACATCAATGGTCGCGGACATCCCGTCTACTGGTTGCCAAGCGGTATGGTGCAGGTCATCAACTGCTGAGCTACTAAACCCGTCGAGATCCGTAAAGTACATACCGCTTTGCTCATGCCTGAAATACCTATTCATCGAGGCCTGAGGCACATGCCTGTGGTAGGTATCGGAGGTAACGCCCTCAACCCTGGTGTTTCCGCCCAGATAAAACTCTGGCTTGATCAGGTGCCGTGTCTCAAATGCGTCTTCACGGACATCGGATGTGTTGGTTACTAATCCATCCGTTTCTGACGAAAGCGCATACTTAACATCGGTGGCTTTAATCCCACCGTTGACGAATCGCTCAAGCTCAGAAAACCTTGACCTGATGTCCTCGGCATCAACCTTATCTCCAGAGACAACCGTAGAACTGAATTTGTCTGGATTTACTGGCATTATCGCCTCACCTGATACATATGAAGGCTACCGTCAGTGATTGATGCAGGAAGGGGTTTTGGGGACACAGAGCCCTCGCTGCCGCCTGCGTCTGTATCGTCGGTCTTGCTGATCCCCACATCCATTCCTGACAGGTAGCACAGAATCCCAAAAGACTGTGTGGAGTTAGGGCTGCCGATGCTCGGGTGCTCGTAGAGGTAACAAGTAGTGTACGAGAAATAGCCCCCCAGCGGCAGCTTGCTTTGATTTTGCGCCGGGTCATGATGATCATAGGTATCACCAGGCTCATCAGCCGAGTTGAGGTCACCGCGATTGTCTCGATATTCCCAGTCTAAGTCTACCGTTCGGTCCCTCGGGATAAGTACGCCGGTATCAGCGGCGACCTCCTCAGCAGCCTCCTTAGAGCAAGAGGAAGCGCTTGGCACTTTTCCGCTGAAGGCTACTCGAAAATGTTGTTCCGTTGACCGCAGCCTTTTTGTATTGGCATTGATCGAGCCGCTTGTAATCGAGTCTTCACCAGGAAACTGAAACAGCCCGACCTTCATCACTGCCGGAACACCGTCGTAGTACGTTCTTGCGCCCATGTCTGGGATGTAAATGCGGCAGCTAGCCCTAATAATAAACTTCTCGCCTCCAGTTAAACCGGTAGCCGTAATGTTGTTGTTCTTTGGGTGTGTAAAGTTTTGATGCCTTCTTCCGGCGTAAAGATCAAGGGTAAAGTCGGAAAACGGGTCTATTACCCCATCTCCGTGGTTAATCTGCGCTCCCGAAAAAGTATGCTTGTGTGACGCCAGGTGGTCGTTTTTGGTAAGCGCTACTTCGTCTGGGATCTCATCGAAGCCCAGCGACTCATCAGCAAAGTTGGTTCCATCTAGCTTGTCGCAAACGACCTGTACGCTGGAAAAAGCCTCGTTGAAATCATCGGCGCTAATAGCATTATTAGACTTAAACTCTGGTACTTTAACATAAGGCATTATGCTTTCCTATACTGAACGACTAAGTTGCCAGAATGAACCGTGACATCTATTCCAAGGTTTATCTTATAGGCCCCCTGTTTTTCAGTTATCTTGATGTCTACCTGTTTGGATTTTGGCAGAGTATGCATGTTGTTGCGAGAAGACAGCGAGGATGTCGGAAAGAACTTGCCCTTCGTCTTGGCAACTCCATCTTTGGCTCTGATTCCCTGAGAGACTCCGTAGACATCTTGAATCATAGCAGCCGCCACTTCCGTCTTTATTATATTGTGTCCAGCCCTAACCGGTATGCACCCGCAGATATACACGCCCGTTCTATCGTTCCCATTATACTGCCACCCAGACTCAGCGACCTCAGACCCGTTCGCAGTGACCCGGTATCGAACAGCGTACCGATCAACGGGCCAATTCAAAAACTTGCCTTGTGGAAAATTGCGCCCCTTGAGTTTAGAGTCAAATGTTGTCCCACCGGGGCCTACCGCTTGTAGCGTATTGTCGTGGTGTAGCAGTCGGCCCGCGTCTGCGCCGGTCGAATCAGAGGCTCCCTCACCAGTGATTCCAAGCCAAGCTCCGGGGGGCAGAGTGGATTTATGGCCCCACAGCCGCTCACTATACAGAAATGGCTTGTGTTGCTTGACGTGAAGAACCCTCAGGGCCTCCTCTTCACTTAAAAGGCCCGTGCCCGTCCACAGGTGTGCAACAGAAAAGTCTACGATAATCCAACCATCACGCTCAGCGTTGAATTCAATCGAAGGCATTGTCCTCTCATCCACATCAGTGCTCACATACCCAGTAGTATTCTTGCTGCAGACAAAGGCTGACGAGGTTGAGTCCTCCCAGGCTGCATCAGACTCTATTGAAGCCTGAAAGACTTCGTTAAACGATTCATTTTTGAACTGACGCGGAGCAAGGCCGCCGGCTGTCTCAGACTCTGCGGCCATGTTTTCACGACTTAGATTTCCATTGATTTCATCAATAAATTCTTTGAAGTTCTGGTTCAGATCATCGGGTTCAATAATTTCTTTTGTTTCTGGACGAACGATTGGAAATCGGTACGACATTTTATCTCCTATTTGAACCCAGTACATCGGTCATGGCCCGAATGTTCTTCTGCTCGCCCATTTTGGCATCGACTGAATAACCGACAATCATGATTCTGTTTGGAAACTCATTTTCAATGTCTTGAAGGATTCGAATCGCAAACTCGGTGGTCAGGGTTTTGTGGGAGTGAGAAACATCAAACCGGATAACGACTGGACGATGGTAGCCAAAGGAAGCCTCGTCAAATCGAGCGGTGCCGTACACGTCAAGCTTTTCGCTCATATCGGTGTGTTGCTGTGTACGGCCCTTGTTGGAATCTAAAACAACCACCTGATTTCGGTTAATCTTGAAGTTCATCTTTATTGGCTCGTTACCAAAAGCAACGGCATAAATATTTATGTATGAAACATGGGCTCCGCTATAAACTCCATTTAGCTTTAACGGTACGGTTTCATAAACAGGGTAGTCTAAAATCGATTTACGAACGTCTTCTCCCACCCCGCGCTCTATTGTTACAGTTGAGCCAATCTCGTTTTTTCTCCTATAAAAAGGAGTGTAGACAAAGATTCCAGGCATTCTAATGTCATGGCTTCCAAAAAAAACAGACGTAGACGCACCCCTGGTCTCTATGGCGCACGACATGGGGTAGTTGTTTCTAATGCTCCATGCACCAACCTCGTAGTGCCACACGAGCAGCAGGTTGTTTTTTTCGCCTATGGTCGGAACGCACAGCCAGTATTCTTTGTCACTTCTGTTCAGGCAAGAAACGGCCCCGTATGAAGCAGTGATGCACAGCCTATCCATTATTTCTTTGATGGGAGTGCTCAGGTTTACAATCTCTGTTGGAGAGTTTGAGTCCTCCAGAAACCCCTTCATCACATGAACGCCCTTGTGCGACAGAAATGCGAGGCCGGTGAAAGGAACGTCCTTGATTGAGTTTGGAGCTATACACCCAATGTCGCGAGATATCGTCTGGTAGGTAAAGCCGCCGCTTGGTGTGGCCTTGATCAGATAGACGCCAAACTCCTTGAACACTACCAACGAGTTGGTGCTGGCGTACATGCCCGTGATCTTGCCGGCGTCAGAGTCTCCCAGGTCGATAATGTTACGCTGAGGGAATACTTCTGGCATGCCGCTGGCGCTGTAAAACAAGAGGTTGTTTGGGCCACCAGTCAGAAAGATTGAGTTTTTAAATGATGCAATGAACTTGGCCTGCATCGGATACCTGCCGAAATCGTAATCATCGGTCAGCGCACCCAGGCTGGAGTCAGGGAGGCCGTCTTCAAAATCAGTGGTCTCGTTGTCTTGGATCTCTCTCACAAAGTAATAGTTCTGACCGACCTCTGGCCCGAGTGGGTTGCCAAAATCATCCAACAGGTCCCGTGTCCGATAAACGCGCCTAGCAACGCAGGAGTTATCACCAATCGGCAACTGGATATGAACGAAGCGCTTCTTGCCAGCAGCGCACTCAAACGTACACATGTCGCTGACTTCGGACATCTCGCTTTCTTGTGAGCGCTTATTAACGAATGTCACACGGTACTGATATCCACAGACTTTGCCATCGATGAATTCGGCGGTATTCTTATCCTTGACACCCTTAGGCTTCAGGCTTCCGAGGCCCTGGCCTTTGATCTTGGTGCCCAAAAAATAGTCGCTTGTGTGCTTTCCAGAGGCAATCCACTCGTTGTGGTACGCCCTGATTACAACGTCTGCCTTCGGCTGCGCTGGCTTCTCGAAAAAACCAGCCCTACAAGCCCGCTTTCCGTCGTAAACAATGGGCTCATCCACACCATTAACTAAGTACAGTCGCCCACCGAACGTGCAGGACTGTGTCCCGACTCCGTTAGACCTCGGAACGAACCTTTTTCTGCTGTTATTGGCGGTTCCTGTGTCGTCGGTCTCTGGTTCGCGGCCATCAAACACCCTGTTGGATTCATCTTTCAGAAAAGAAAACGGGTCGGCGGCGCCAGCCTTAAGCTTGCCGATGTCTAATTTACAAAGCTGGCCCTGGTCGTTTTCAAAAATGATCTCATTGTAGCTGGACCCTCTTGAATAGTTGTGCAGCGATGTGATCCTGATTCCATCTTCAGACACAGCCCTATTCCAGTCATACAAGTCTTGTGTGACCAGATCGTAGCCACCAGCGGTCTTCCATCCATCATAGGAATCCCAAGTCATCTCCTCGATGATTGAGGCAGACTCAGGGCGGGTGTAGTATCGCTGATCAATACCACGCAGCCGCTCAACAATAAGGCGTTGAGTGTTCATGATTTACTCGGGATGCCAAAGCGCTCGCGATCAGCCATGGCTCGATCGAACCCTCTGCGGATATGCATTCGGTCTGTACGGCTTAGGTACTTAGACTTCATGCGCTCCATAAGCTCTTTTGCCCTGCCATCGTACAACTGGCTGTTGCTCGTCATACCGTGCTGCATGCAGATGTCTTTGAGCGCTGCGTACACAAGGTAGTGATGGTACTGAACAGGCCACTCAGGAGCATCGGCATCATTTACCAGCCGAAAAGGTCTCCGATGGTATCGGGCCTCGACGAAGTAATCACTATTGGGTGTATTCCAGAACCGCAGATACTGGCGAGGCCCTATTTCATTGAGCCTATCGACACGAAACAACTCACCAGACGGATCAACGTAGCCGTCATAAGAGGTCTCACCGGCAACCGTCTTATCGGTCAGTTCATCGGCGTCGTCTATAAAACTCGTCGTTGACTCGCCTACGGTGGCGATGTGCCTCCACGGGCCCATGCCTGAAACAAGCCGTGAGGTTGGAACATCACTGACGTTATCACGAGAGAATCGACGGTAGATCTTCTTCACTCTACCCGTGTTCGATGGCGTCAACAATTTAGCGGACGTATCCATCAGCTTCTCGATGAGAACAACAATAGAATCACTCTCGTCGGTTGTTGTGTCTAAGCTTGCGACAGGCGAGGGCGGGCTCTCCATTCCGGCATACAGAAATGTATAGCAATACTCGTAGGTTGCATTTCGAACGACCGATGTCAGGCCGCCCCCCGCCGTCTTTAACCTAAGGCTCGGAGCAAAGTCTGGAGGCGGAAGATTCGCGTGCATCTCTTCAACGCTGACAAACGGGTCGCCAGTGCCCACCCGGTCAAGGTACAGATATTCTTCTTTTCGAGCATCAAGAAACATAAACCGGCCCCGATTTGGGGCAGTCTGAGTTGTTGTTGTTGAGTCAGACTCAAAAGATATAGTCTCAGTGGTCGTTATGCCTCGGTCCATAACGCCCAAAACCTCAACAGAATCCCTCGGCATCGGGTAAGAGTTGTACCTGATTGTCCAGCTTGTGTATGTTCCAGACGGAACCTGCTGATCAACAACAAACTCTCGCGCATTATGCTGACGAGTGATCTGAAATGTAGCGTTGTTTACAACGAGCGTTTGGCCCACGATATCCTCGGGCAGGTTCTTAATGCCTGCTCCTTCGGTAATGGGCAGGGTCACAACGTGGGTTCCGGTAGAAGTGAGGGTATCAGTGCTGCTGCCGTCGATATCGGCCCTGAGCATGAGTAGCGCTCGCTTCTGCATAAAGAGCCACTGGTACTGGCTGGAGACCTGCAAGTAGTGGCGGTTGATGACTCGCGTCAGGTTGTCATCGTACTGCTTCAGATCGGGGTTGTAATCCAACGCTGAGTTGATTTCGTCTCTTAGGTCGCGAAGGTTCACGTCAGGCTCCAGAAAAAGAAAACGGCTGCTGAGATATCATACCCCAGCAGCCGTAGATGGACCGAGGTCCGGTAGCGAATATGCTCTAGCCGAGCCAACCCTTATCATACAGAAGGATCTTACCGTCAGCGGTAGCACCAGAGTATGCACCGACACATACACCGATAGATGCAGTAGTTGCGCTATCAGAATCGTAGATACGAATTTCACCAGACGTTGAAGCAGACACCTTTTGACCGATAGCGATAGCCTCGGCAGATGTTGTGCCTGTAACGCTAGAGTCAACCATTCCGCCACACTGAACGCGGACCTTCTGGCCCTCAGTTGCCGCTTCCAGGGCTACACCAATACACAACGTACTGCTAGTAGTTCCACAAGACTTTACAACTTGTCCGTTATAACCATGAAGGTCTGGATCTGGAGTAGCCGTAGGGTCTGTTTCAACTTCAACAGTAGCTCCCTTAGCGATAGTTCCGTTTGCAAGTGCAGTATAGATGTGCTTGTACTCGTTCAGTGCACCATCTACACCATCAATTTTAAGAATAGGCATTTTTTTATCCGTTTAAAAGAAGAATGGGGGGGGAGGGAGGAGAGGGGGCGGGGATCAACACGACCCCCACCCAATCAGGATGACCTAGAAGGTTTCCAGGTCGAATGCTACACCGCTTGAACCAAGGTGCTTGGCGATCAACTGACCACGGCACCGGAGCTTAGCAGCACGAACGTCATACTCACCCGACACAGTCTCGAAGTCCGAGAGGTCGAAGTAGCCTTGTGGATCCCACAGGCAGTGAATGTCGTTCATGTTCAAGAAGTAGAAGCTGATTGGATCAGCAGTTGATCCAGGCGTTCCACCAGCGTCGGGCATGTTGTACTCAACGTTGATCGGCACACCATCGAACATCTCTACCATGCGACCGCCATCGATCTTAGATTGATCGACGTAGCGCTCGTGAGCCTGGAGAGCACGCTTGAGGTTCTTGAATCCAGCGCGGGAAGCAAGAATCACGTTGGGTGCGCCAGAAGGCGACACAGCGTTGATCTCGACCTTGAGGTCGTAAAGACCAGCGAGGCCGTTAGCGTTGAAAGAACCAGCACCATCAAAGATCTGGTTTTGCCAACCGGTCTTTCCAGTGTAGGAGCCCTTATCGACACTACCAACGACGTTGGTTTGAGAGCCAACAGCCAGCGTCTCAAGGAATCCGTGATGGCTACCTGAAGTGACATCGAGGCCATTCAGGGTGTTCCAGTCTTCCCAGCCGGCTTGCTCGCCCTTGACGATCTGCTTGACGAACTCACGCTTGAGGGCGTTAGCGGTCATCTGAACGCGGCTCTCAAGAATCGAAAGAACGGCAGAGTCACCTTGGTTGACCATCTCTTCTTCGGAGGAGATAGCGACAGGGCGAACAACGTGTCCCCAGTCGTACTGAGCAGGGACGAACACATCTTCGACACTAAGGTCGATGCGCTCGAAACCGGTCTGCATACGAGTGGTTGAGGAGTGCTCACCGAAGCCCAGAGGGACAACGATACGAGAACCACCAGACTGAACGGGCTTTCCTGTACCATGAACACGCTCTTGAGCGTCGAGGAAGGCTACAGACTCGTGAACGTTGTCACGCCAGTCCTTCATCAGGATGTGCATGGTGGTGGAAAGCAGTTCGTTTCCAATTGTAAGGGCGGTAGTGGCCATTTTAGGCTCCTATTAGCGGTTGTTTGAAAAGGCTTTCGCGGCTTCGGGGTTTGACTGGAGCCAAGCAGCAATTGAAGCCGCACCTTGCTTCTTGACATCAGGGGGAATCTCAGCGGAACCAGGGGACCCGCTCATGGAACTTCGTTGCACTCGACGAGCGGCATCAGCCCGCGCTCGGCGCTCTTTTTCAGTGCGGCTACGCTGCTCGGACATGATCTTACGGGCCTTGATGACCTCATAAGCATCTTGTGTACTGAGCGGAGCGTCCGTACCTTTTCGGCTTGTAACAAGCGAGGCGACCTCTTTCTTGAACCCAGCGTCTTTCATTTCTGGATGTGACTCCAAGAAATCATAAAAGGCGCTTTGCTGCCTACGCTCTGCAGACGCTTCCTGCATCGGGGCAAAAACACTACCCACAGCCTCGGCAACGCGACGGTTAATGTGCGCGTTGATGCCGTCTTCGGACATAATGTCTGGGAGTTCACCGTCGTCGATCTGCAGAGCACTCTTGATCTTTGGATCATCAATCAAAGAAGCAAACTCGGCCTGACGGCGTGCAAAGTCGCGCTCAAGGTGCTGAATCTGCTGCTCGCGCTTCTGATACTCACCCAACCGCTTCGTATACGATTGATCCAAGGCGGCCTGCTTTTGCTTGTATGCAACACGAAAGTTGTGAAGCATGCGACGAGCAACCGTTGGAAGCTCTTTGATGTCGTGCTCAGAGATGCCTTCGTAAAATGCGTCAGTCTTAAGCTCGTTGTCATCAATGTCTGAGAACAACGGGTCAAATGCCCTCTCGTTCGCCTGCCCAACATTTTCGGAAGAAGCGTCCGAACTGCTAAAACCCGCACTAGGCTCGGCGCTTACCGTGGACTCATCCGCAACAGGGCTGCTTTCCTGCTCGTCCAAAAGTCCGGTGGACCCAGCGCTTTCGACAGGGTCCACTTCATTATTAATTTCATCACTCACAAAAAGCTCCTTTAGCGGTAAAAATCTACCACCATATAATATAAATGTTCAACGATTTTTAATCTTTTATGCCATTGCTGAAGAAAGTTCTTGGTCATCTTCGGTCATTTCAGTAGGCGCAGGTGCCATAGGTTCTTCAGAGCCTGCCGCATCAGCGGGGCCTTCATCACCGGGCAATTCTTCACCTTGCTGCATTTCCTTAATGCCTTCTATTAACTTCTTATCCTTACTAATACGCTTTAGCTGAGCCGCCATCTTTCGCAGATCAGTATCAGTAACAGCGGTGAATGGGTCGAACTCGTACTTGTCAGCAAACTCTCCACCACCAACCATCTGCAAAAGTTGAACAATTGCAAGCAAAGTAATGAAAACGTCAGGAGGAAGTGGCGCATCGTACTTTCCGCCCTTCACATCTTCAGGGTCAAAAGAAAGCTCAGGGATGTCTTCATCTGAGATCTTAGAAAGCGTATCGTTGAGTTGCTTAACCAGGGTCTGGATGACCTTCACGGTAAACGGCTTCTCTGGCTGTGGGGCAGACTCAGCCATTTGCTGGTATTGAGCCTCCATATCATCAGCAGGGGCTGGCTCCTCTGGAACTGGCTCGGCATCCATGGGGGGCTGTTCTGCCGATTCTTCTGGGGCAGGCTGGCCCATTTCCCTCATTCCTGATGATGCTCCGTACATTGTTTTCTCCTAAAGGTGTTTTTTATGGTTCGCTTCGCGAAACTGCCTAAATGCTGGGTGGTTGTCTAACCGGTCACAATAATCATCATATTCTTTTACTTCTGTATTGTGCCGAGTATCCCATTCACTAAATTCTTTATCAACATCCCAATCCCCATCTACGGGGGTTAGGCCACGCTCCTTGCAAACATCTAATCGATGTTGCTTGCTTTGAAGCATAACACCTAAACCACGATCATAATAAGGGAACCTTTCACTAAACCTATCGATTCGCGCCGTTGGAACCCATTTAGAGTTCATCGAAGAACATTCAGGGCACTTCCGCTTGTCCTCAAAATGTTGTCCAGCACTAAAATCGGTAAGCTCATCGAACTGATGGTCACAGTCCTTGCACATATAGAGGTGCATAACCAGGCCCCTTGATTTCGCAGATTTCGGTGGCGCCTGGCTATATGGATCGTTTGACTGGGCCGCTGAGACCCTAAACACTCTTTTGGAATCTGAGCCACACTCTGAGCACTCTAATGAATCAGGGCGGCTTGCAAACCTGCACGAGTGGTCTTGCTCATGCTCGCACCCGGTACATTTATAACTATACGTTGGCACTGACGGCCTCCAACAGTTGCTGAATAGCTGGACCCTGTTCTTCGGGCGGCATCGCCTCAATCTGATCCAATACCTGGATTATTTCAGGGGAGTCGCCCAGTATCTGACGCAGCGCAGCAATCGCCTCCTCGGGGGGCATTTGAGCAATCTGGGCCAAGATTTCCTCTGGTGAGGGCTCGCCTTCTGGCGGTGCTTCTCCGGGGGGCATTTCCTCAGGGGGCATTTCCTCGGGAGGCATTTCCTCCGGTGGCATCTCGGGAGGCATTTCCTCAGGGGGCGCTTCTTCTGGGATCTTCTTGGGCTTAGCCTC